GTATGCGCCGCAGCAGTTGTGCTAGATGTACCACGAGTACACCCTGTTAAAATGCTTGTGCCATCAAATGTGAGAGCAACATCATCTGACAAGGTTACAGCAGTGTCTACAGTAACAGTAGGGGAGCTAAAAGCAGTTACACGAACCGTACCAGAAATACCTGTTCCTGTTACCACCATGCCTTCAGCAATTGTGCCAGAAACACCGTCTACAGTAATAGATGTAGAGCTTGAAACCGCGCCATTTACGTTAGCCGTTGCTGTTGTGTCTTTGCCTGTATAAGTGATGATTTCATCATTTATAGAAACAGTCCCAGATGTTGGGAAGGCTTCGGCATCTGTTAGAGCTAAATAGGTTTGAGAAGCATCAGCGTTTTGACCCAATGTAGTCACAGATTGCTTCCAGTTAGCCGCAGTTATCTGCTGACGAACATAGTTTGCATCTTCTGATGCCACACTTACTTCTGTTAAGTTACCTTTCTCAGCATTTGATACTGCGGTAGCCAAACCAATATATATGCTGTCGCCAGGTGAAGCGAAGGAAAGAGAATCATTCTTGAACAGATAGTCCAAGATGCGTCTTTCCAGATATGTAGTTGCCGCATTGCTTGTTGCCATTTTACAAACTCCTAAGTTCTTGGCCTATCTGGTAAGCCCCGTCTATATGCATCACTGTTTTCTCTGGCCTCTGCCAAATCTTTCAGTCTTTGAATTTCCTGTCCAAACCTTTGTTCGTACAGTTGCATCATATCGGCTTCACCTTTCATGTAAGTATATGCTTCTACGAGTGAGCCGTAAAGAAGAGCGTTAGGGGCATTTTCGCTCAACCATGATGTGCCGCTATCAGCGCCTGCTGTAATACTAGCTGGGCGATAATAATAATGAAGTTCTACTGTGTAAGCTGAGTCTGGAGTAGGGCTTAAAATAAAGTTATCTACGTCAAATATACCGTAATATTTTGGCTCTCCAGTAGCACCTGAATCAATTGTGTATTGCTGTACAAAGTTAACATCTTTTATGAGCAGAAACTCCTGGTTGCCCGTGCTGGTTAACTGCAAAGAAAAGGGAGCCAAGTAATCACTTGGTACGCTTAAATAAGGGTCGCTGGCGGTTAAAGTAGAAGTAGCATTCTTGCGAAATAACTCCAAATCCACCAATGTAAATATTCTATCTTCAGCAGAACGAATAAAAATAGGCAAATTATTCACAAAAGACGTTTCTGTGTTTTCTGCAAAATCCTGTATTGCTGTCTTCAATTGACCATATGTAAAAGACATCTATTATCTCCTATGCAGAAAGCGTAACGGGCCCAGCGGACGCATTTTCACCGCCGCCTCGTGTATTACCTGTTGTTGCGGTTCCGCTGGAGGCTGTAAACGAATAATTGTTCGCATCCACGACAGTAATTGTGTAACCACTTGCATTTTGTATCACCGCACTACTAAAGCCATCAAAAGGTTGTACATTTCTAAAACGCACAATATCAGAAGTAGAGCGCCCATGTGAAGGCTCTGTTACTGTTATAACTGCGCTGCCAGAAGAACCTGTCTTAAAAGAGTTCGGACGCAATAAGTTTGCAACCGCTGGCTCTGTTCTGTCTGGTCTTGGGTCTTTAATTGCTTCCGCATCCGTTACTTTTCTATTTGGCTCTAACTGAGGGTGCTTTGGCTCCCACTCATCTTTACCAACAAGAAAGCCATTCCACTCTTTTCTCATGTCCGTTTTTTTATAACGAAACCCAGAGCGGTCAGATATGCCGTATGCATATTTTCCAGAGGCGAACTTTGCCATTAAGAAATCCTATAAAAATTAAGATTTGGCGTTACGTTAAATGACGCCCTATCTCTATCTTCAGATAAAGCTCTCTCAAACTCTTCTTCATATACACTTTTCAACAATTGCACTCTATCTGGCGCTTTTTTCATTGATAAGTAGTAAGCTAAACCAGCCGCTAGGCATGGATAAAATCTAAACGGCACACCAACAGTGTTAACTGTAGTATCGGCATCGTCTAACCTGGTTAAACAGTCATAAACAAGAACATCTGTGCTATTCTCTGGTGCAGGCCAAATCTTTACAACTGGAGTTATTTGCCTGTCTATAAAAAACTGAGTTGGCCTTGCTTCTGTTGCCTTGTCTGGAATATTTAAATAATCATCTCTGCTAATCTTGCTCATATTAATGTCTGTGGAGCTTCGGCGAACGACCATAGACAAGACATCAATTACATCGCTATCTAATGAATAAGAAGAAGTACCCTGAACAAGCGCTTGAGTTCTTTGCTCTATTGTCCATTGATTTAATCCTCTGTTTGCCCATTCCGCAAACATAAGGTTCATAGAGCGTTTAGCTGTTTTTAGGTCATAGCCTGTTCTTAACTCCAAGCCGCAACGCTCGAAAGCTTCTTCAATGTAGTCAGATACATTTAATTCAAAATCTGTAGAGCCTGAAACTGCCATTTACTTTTTCTTTCTCTTTAGAGACTTAACGCGGCGAGGCTTGCCTGCTGGCTGACCTATGCGCTTCTTTTGTGATATTCTACTACGCTTTTCAGCGCTTGTCATTTCTGAGGCGGTTTTTGGGGTTTTAGAAGACACTCTCTTGGTGGGGCGACAATATGGAGTACCCCGTTTTTCACCTTTGCGTCTGCCACACGCCTTCCCCGTGCGGACATCCTTCCACTCTTCCTTGAACCACCGTTTGAGATTGGCACCAGCTTTTGATTTTCTAACCGCCATACTCTACCCATTACTTTCTTTTTGTTGTTCTACGAGTTCTTGTAGACGCTTTACTCTTGCTTTTATTTCCCCAATTCTTTGCTCCAACCTTTCGGCATTTGGCAATCGCTCCAGACGCATACGCTGACGGAAAGACTCTATATCTTCTTTTAACCTTTGAGTAACAAGCATCTTTTTTAGAACCTGATTTAGAAACCTGTTTAGCCATTTGCGCTCTCCCTGTAGGCATTATCTAGTTACCCACAAAACAATCATACCACCACAAAGGGCAAATAGCTGTGCAAAAACAACCATTAAAATCATCCACAAACGCTGGCTTTGTTGAGCCAAATCATCTTGCATATGTTTCAAATGATTATTTTCTATCGTATCAAGACGATTAAATATAACTTTAATATCACCTTCCATAGAGGATATAAACTTCCATTGTCTGTCTTCTGTAGATAGGTCTGCCATTAGCATCTCCAACGTCTACGAGCTTGTCTTAAACGGCTATTTGGATTTTTAGCCGCTTTGGGGAACTTCTTCATTTGACCAGCACTACGAGCACAGAATGACTTGCGGCGCTTTGCCGCCTTTGAACCTTTCTTGACCTTACCAGTTACGGCGGTCTTTAGCTTAGAACCAGGGTTTGCTCTTCGATAAGCAGCAACCCCTTTCTTTGTCATTCCCGCACCTTCTTTGGTTTTGCGGTAATTACCGCCCTTGCCAGTGGTTTTGCGGATAGGATTTTCTTTTTTACGAGCCATTAGTCCAATCCTCGTTTTTTATATAGACAAACTCCATTGACGCGGAGACATTAAAGATAACAGACCCTGTAGAAGAAAACGCCCTCATTTCCAAGTCTGTTTTTTCGGTGAATTTTATTGGAAAAGTATAAAACTGTTCGTGTGCGCCATCTGTCAGGGTAAATCTTTCCTTTATCTGAAAGACTTCTCCATACGGCCTAGCAACAAGACTAGCATTTAAAAGAGCTTTGGTGGCAGTAGATGTGCCTGTGGACAAAGCCATTTTTGTAAGGAATGCTGTATATCCTGCGGGAACCGTCCAAAGGCTCATCAGTGTTTGGTTGTCACCGTCACCATTGATGCTAAGATAAATATTAGCAGGAACTCCAGAAGTAACCGTACCTGTTCCTGCGTAAAGTGTGCCAGCGTTTGCGCCACCACTACCTGCGCTGCGAACAATGCCGCGATTTATCCGTATGTAAGATTTTGTGGTGTTAACTGCCGTTTGCCCATTCAGCGTGACAACTTCGTTTATTTCGTTGTAATCGGCGTCTAGGCCAAAAACTTCTACTGTTCTCGCACCCGTGCCTGCGGCAGTGTCATTAGCTGAACTGCTTGATATAGTCATTACTGTGGCTGATGGGGGATAAGCGTATAAACCGCCCTGTTCCCATATGGTTTCCTTGGTGGCTCCAACAACAGCGTTGTAGCCAAACTTAAACACAGTTTTATGGCCAGGGATTTGCTCCCTGGCCACTTGAAGTTCAAATGGCTCAGATGTCCCAACTTGTGTTATGGAACGAAAATTAGCCATTACAACCCCCTACGATAAGAAGATGTTAAGTTCGTTGTTTGTGCCTGTCAACGCCGCCACAAAGCATCCGTCTGTGGCAATGATGCCATCATCAGGAATGTTCATAACATGGTTGCCAATGCCGAAGCTCTGTTCAAGCAGAACATCGCCAGAAGCAGAACCATTTTTCAACGTAAAGGCACCAGCAGCAGCGGCGTATATAACAACCTGACGAATACGGGAACGTGCGGCTCCCACAACGGCGGCTGTATCGCCCTGGTCAAACTTAAAGGCTTTTACTGGACCAGCCATAATAGCCTCCTATTAGCTAAGTGCTGCGCCTATGGCTGTAACCCAAGCAGAGCCTGTATTGATAACCAAGCAATACTCATTGTTACCAGCTCCATTGTCGCTGATTACATACACAGTTCCTTCAGGAACGTCTGCATTTGCTGGTAGGTTAGCAGTTAATACAACTGGATAGATGAAAGCCGCATCAGACTTGACGGGGCCTGAGAAAGTAGAACGAGCCATTTTATACTCCTGTCGTGGCTAGTGTCAGCCGCACCATGCGACTGTCAGGGATAATTTACTATACAATAAAAAAGGGCGGCTGAAAAGCCGCCCCTTTCCGAAGAATTGTTCGCTTTATGCGCCTGGTGAACCAAACACAGCGCGTGGGTCGGAATAACCGAAGCTATAACGCTCACGAGCCTTAAAGCGCATGTTGCCTGAGTCGAAGTCAGCTTCCATGCCTGTAGACATTGGAGTACGCTCAAAGTGCTTGAAGCCGTTTGGCGCATCTGTCTTGATGAAGAACGCATCTGGGTCTGTCAGGAAGTGGTTAACAGTGTAACCCTCTGGCAACATACCCATGTTGCGAATGGCGTTCACATCATTGTCGGCTGTGCCTACACGCAATGTAGACTCAAGCAGACGGTCAGCAACAAACTGAAGCTGTGGCGGAACGATAAGCTTGGTACCGCGCAGAGCGATAATCAAGTTACGCTCGTCAACGAAAGTTGAGATGTCAATCAGAGCATTCTCAAGTGAAGTTTCGTTGAGGTCAGCAGCAGTTGAAGGCTCGTTGCGGAATGTACCGCCACCAGCTAGTGGGTGTGCCGTTGAACAAAGCTCAACACCGTCACCGCCAGTGAAGTTGCTGTCGAACGCATTGTTCAGAGTTGCAGCGGCCTTTACTTGCTTTGTGTGTGCCATTGAACGTGCTAGTGCGCGAGTGTAACGTGCACCAAGACGGTCGTACAGGTTGTCTTCCATTGCTTCTTCAGTCAACGCAAACGCCAATGAAATTGTTTCATGGGTGTAACGTGCTGTGTAAGCTTCGGAAGCGTTGTCAAATGCTACGCCTGCGCCTTCTGCTTTGGTCTGAGCATTTCCAAAACCTACCAACATTACTTCTTCTTCAAACGCACGGTCTGATGATTCAGTGTCGTAGATTTCTGCGTGCTCCGCATCGTAGCGGTCATATTCCATGCCGAACAGGGCGTTCAGGCCTGGCTCTAGTTCTTTAACTAGCTGTGCTCTTGAAATAGCCATTATCTAGTCTCCTTATGCCAAGCCAGCTGTGCCAGCAGACAGCAAGTGGTTGTTGATAATAACCATGACATTTGTATTTGCACTAGCAGTATCGCTATTCTCAGGGTCCTGAGAAATGTCGATTGCCTTCAGAGGCAATGTAGCGGTTGTTGCAATTGTGCCAACATCCAGTTCTGTACGAGACATACCTGAATTTGTGTCGCCTGTTCCTGCAACAATGTCAAAGTTACCGAATAGGTCGGTGACAGCAAATGTGTCATCAGCCTGTACTTCATAGACCACATCTGGCGCATCAATTACAAACGCTTCAATATCAGCGGCAGCAATTGAACCAGGATAGTAGTTTGAGAAGGTTTCTTTCCCTGTTGTAGGGTCAGTATAACGGCAGCCATTAAAGACACCCAGAACTGCATCTGTTTCACCAGCAGCTTTAAGCCCAATTGTTCCAGCTGTTAGACCTTCTACAAGGTCGCCCTGGAAAATTGCAGTGGCATAGTTGTTGGTAATGCGGTAGCGGTTCTGTTGTCCCATAAAAGCAGAGCCGTTCATCATGCGTGCAGGACGCAAACCAAAAGCAGCATCTTTATTTGCCATTGGGAACTCTCCTTATGAGGTTATTTTCGGCCTCTTGAGCCGAAAGTTACTTGACTTGAGCGCTGTGGAGCGAGTTTGGGCATAGCCGCATTGGACTCACGCATCCAATCTCTATCTACAGCCTCCATTTGATTTTCTGTAACGCTACGGTAATGTGCGTCACGCTGTTCCACAATCTCTTCAGGTATTCTAGCAAGAACCAAACCACCTACGCCGATTACGCCAGCGTTTTTACCTTCGTCAATGACAGGTGCATCGAAATCAGGATAATCTTCCGCCCGTACAAGCTCCCAACCTTCACGGCGGCGCTTATGGACGTTATTACGGTCATCATATTCCATGACTGACTCACGAATCCAACGGTGCTTAAAACCTACTGGAGCTTCAGGAGCTTCAAGTGTTGATGGTGGACGCCACGCTTCTACTCTCGCTGTTTTTTCACGGGTTTGCGAATCCCGGCTTGCGCGGTCAACCATTATGCACTCCTTGAATCTAATTTAGCGACTTCTTTTGCGTACCGCTCAAGAGGAATATTCATCTTCTTAGCGAAAGCCACTTGACCTGGTGTTAATTCCACCGTCTTTTTCCGCCCTGACTTCACAGACCGTCCAGAGGACGCAGGCGCAACTGCTTGGGCGTTCTGCCGCTGTGCCTGAAACTTGTGTGGAAACTCTTGACGCATACGCTTGTCAATTTCCGCATAATACTCATCACTTGTTGGGTCAAACCCCTCAACTCCAACAAGAACTTCATGGATAGCCTTTGCCCCGCCTGTCATAACCATGTCTTTGCCGAACCAGCTATCGTTCTTAGACATCCAAGACTTTAACTTGGGGTCTAAATCCTCTTGACGCGGAACTTGCTGGCGTTGTGGTTGTTGAACTTGCTCTTCTTGGACATTTGCCGCCTGTTCTTGGCGAGCCTTTTGAACACGAACACGTTCTTTTTCAATAGCAAGACGAGCGATAAGGTCTTGCGCCTCAACAACTTTGTCCATGTCGCCAATATCATAAGCTTCTTTTAATAGCTTTTTAGCTTGCTCATGCTGTGACTCGATACGGGCTCCATATTCATTTGTATAGCCAGTATCTAAGGCGCTCAAACGCTTTTTGTACTCTTCGTTTTGAGCGTGCATTTGCTGGGCATACTGATAAGCAGCTTCCGCCTCTTCCATTGCCTGCTTGCGCTTGGCGGTTAACTGGTTAATGCGCTTTTGCACATTCTCGCTATAATTTTCTAGCTCACCAGATTCAGCGCCCTCATTTTCAGAAGAATCTTCAGAGTCGAACATTTGTTCGGGTTGTTCCTGATTTTTTTCAGAAACTTGTTCGCCTTCTTCAACATCAAAGGTGAAGTTTTCTTCTGCTTCTGCTTCTGCGTTCATTATTTCATCCATAAGTTGCCTCCAGTATTTTTATACATACGATATATCTGCTGGGTCAAGTATAGTGGCGATAATATTATCGTCATTTATGAGTCTTACCTCAAGTCCATCCACTTTGAACCTATTTCCAGCATATCGTCCCATAAGAACCCAAGACTTCTCAGATGCCCAAGCGCCAGAAGGAAACTTGTCTTGGTCTTTGTAAGCATCTGGGCCAACTTTAACAACATAAGCAGCTACAGTGGCAAATGCCTCTCTGTCACGAGTAGCATCTGGTATATAAATGCCGCCTTTTGTTTTTGCTGGTGGGTAGTATGGAATAACAAGAAGGCGA